AAACGTTATCTTATATTCCCAATCTCTATACATGTCCCGATTTTGGAAGCATCGAAATACCCTTGTCCAGACAAATTTCAGATAATGTCTAATGTCTGGCAGCCGAAGATGCACTCAGGTCAACTGACTGCATATCCGTTGCTCTCAACAATTCAGTAATTACAGACACTTACATCACCTCGGTCAGTGACAGCCACACAGCGCGGGGACTCCAGACCAGAAAACAGGCCCCCACTGCCTTGAGATTCAAGTCATCTTCAAAAGATGAGTAAAGGGGGGTGTTGTTGTTATTATTATTAGGGCTTCGACGGTAGAGGCCCACCTCAGAACACAAAAGGAATAACCCCATGGCCCCAATAGAAAGCGGCGCATATATAGACAGCTTAGTCTCTACTAACCCTGCGGCTACAGATCCAATTGGCCAGTCAGACGATCATCTGAGACTTATCAAGGCTACCATCAAGGCAACATTTCCCAATATAACAGGGGCTGTGACTATCAACCATACTGATCTTAATGCAGTAGATGGCAGAGTGGATTCCCTTGAGAACAATAATAATATCGATATTCAGACTAAAGCTGCCACAGCCTCAGTGACCATGTCGTCCACTTCAATGGACACCTACATCAAACATTCAGGCACAGGCACACTCACGATAGGCGCGGGTAATGTGGACGGTCAGAAGATTAACATCACAACCACAGGAACTATGACCATTGCTTGGTCCAGCGGCTCACAAGGTATCAGCCTTGGAGATAGCACGAAGATAGCTAGTGGCATTTGGGATAACACAGCGGGATACTGGTTCTTTAGTGAAACAGTCACAGCTTAAAGAGGAGGGCAGTATATGACCTCTCTTATAGCCAAGGGTCTCAAGAAGACTACAGTTCCAGCAAGTGCAGGTTCTCTAGCGACAATAGCAGGTACAGGCGGTGCTAAACTGCCAGTCCAAATCTTAGATTTCTCTCAGGATGTCACTGGTACTATCACCATTCCTGAAGCAAACACATATGGCTACTTTAAGATAAACATGGGTAGCCACTCAATTGATGGGGCAGGGGCCTCATGCTTCACGAATAATAACGTATTCGATGTCGATTTGAATGGTACAGGCACTATCAATAGTAATGCTGATTTGACCATCGACACTTCAGGGACCGTTACCACCACTGATATTTCGGGCAAAGGTTTGAACGTAAATGTCACAGACGACAGCACCAGCTATTACGAAGGCTGGAACTCTACTATTACACAAGGTAACTCTGCGTGGAATGGAGGGCAGTCTGATGGTAACTGGAACGTAATCAGAGAAAACGCAAGTGGCACCACGGGCACTTGGACAGCTTTAATCTTAGATGCAAGCACCAACCTATCCGGCTCCTGTGTAGGCAAAAGCCTTACTGTGAAGAAGAATGGTACTACCATTGTAAACCTCAGCCAAGCTACGCAAAGTTGGGGTCCAATTTCATGCGTACAGGGTGATGTTATTGTCTGGACTTGTTCTGAAGGAATTGGAGGTGGTGGTACTATCAACCGAAACCAGACTTGGACATTCTCCGGCAGCCCTAAGATTGCCTATAGCAGTCACACAGGAAATGGCGGCAAGAACTCTGTTTTTACCACCAAAATAATAACCTTCACAAACAACAATACAACTAATCTAGATGTGACATTGCAGTCAGGGACTACGAGTATCAGCACAGACACAGTGGTGAATGGCGGTTCTTCTCAGACGCTCCACGGGAGCAGTCCTACTATATCTACATCAGCATGGAACCTTGTAGCCAAGTTCCCTGACCAAACAAAAGCAGGAGTTCTCTATTCAGCAGAACCAGCTTTCAACGGCACGAACACTACCACGGATGTGGCGGGTGTTCCCACTGATGGATTTAATTTGTCTGGCTTCTCAGGAACTTTCAACAGGGTGACATAACATGCCTCAGACAACATTACCCCTACGAAACCTTGGCTCCACTGGCGTTCTTACTGACATCAATCCCTACAATATACCTATTACTGGTTTCACCACTGCTGTGAATGTTAGGTTCGATGAATCCAAGGTGCAACGTGCGCCAGTCTTCAGAGCAGTAAAAGATAGTTTAGGTTTTGACCCTAGGGCTACGTTTGGAGTTATACCTGCTACTGGCTTCGACAGCGTCTTAATGGTTTCAGATACCTACGGTGTCTATGAGTATTCTTCAGGAACACTTACTAATAGGTCGGGTAGTATTTCAGCTTCTTCTAGTGACCCTAGAGCCTTTACCATTTCAACACTGGCTGATGTCACATATATCAACAGACCAGATAGAGTTCCTACCTTTAGAAGTCCCTCCAGCGGCCTTAACTTTCAGGACCTCACAAACTGGCCATCTGGTTATAGATGCCAAGCACTACGCCCCTTTGGGGATTTCTTATTAGCTTTAGGCATGGAGGAAAGCAGTTCCAATTTTCCTAACAGAGTGCGTTTTAGTAACTTGGTTACAGCTAACTCAGTTCCAGATTCTTGGGATCCTGCGGATACGACTAAATCTGCGGGATTTAACGATTTAGTCCAAATGCAGACCCCAATTGTGGACGGTCTGGAATTAGGAACTAATTTCATCATCTACAGTGCTTCTGAAGCAATCCTGATGGAATTTGTTGGAGGTTCTCTCCTATTTAACTTTAGGAAATTGTTTAGTGATGAAGGCGTGATCAATCAGAACTGCATCGCAGAAATCGAAGGTAAGCATTTCGTCTTCGGAAATCATGATATCTATATACATGATGGCACTACTAGAAAGTCTATCTGTGATGAACGAGTGCGGCAGTTTATCTTCTCAACGCTAAATGCCAAGAACGCAGACAGGTTCTTTGTTCAGCACAATCAAGAACTCTCTGAAATCTACTTCTGTTACCAGTCTGGTGACAGTCTTGTAGGTTTTGTCGATACAGAACGGTGCAACAGAGCCGCAGTCTATAACTACAAGAATAACACATGGTCGTTCATGGACTTACCTAATGTGAGTTCAGGTACATCGGCTAATATTGATACTGTCTCTACTTACGCTAACAGCACAACTACATATGCAGGTGTAGGTGGTAGCTATTATGACCAATCTGACAGCTTCAACCGCCATACACTGTTGGTAGGCAATCAAGATACGAGTAACGGCATTACATCATCAAAATTATGGTCCTTAGACCTTTCTGATGCAGGTTCTGTTGCCTTGGATATCGACGGTACGGCTACGAAAAAGCCAGCACTAGAAAGAGTAGGCTTAGATTTAGATGAAATTCGACAGCCCCTAGATGGCTATAAGGTCATCACAAGGCTACTCCCACAGATATCAACTCAGAATACAGATAATACCACTGTGACCTTCAGTTTTGGTGCATCGGACATCCCGAACCAAGACCCTAACTACAGTGCCTCAGCTACCTTCGATATAGCCACAGACTACAAGTTAGATTCTAGGGCAGCTGGACGCTATCTGAGTTACAAGGTCACTTTTGCAGATGATGATTATAAGGATTTCGCTTTCTCAGGCTTCGACCTCGATGTCACTACGACAGGTAAGGTCTAATAATCATGTCAGTAAACGAGAAAACTAACGTAGTCCTGACAGGCTACAACAGAGGTTCAACCCCTGTACTTGAAGAAAGCATCATTCGTTATCTTCAGGACGAATTACAAAGAATAGAAAGTTCCATCAGGTCGCTCGTAGTGGCTGGTGTGGAAGTAGTAGACCAACCCCCTCAAAACCCTGTGAAAGGGATGCTGAAATATAACATCAGCCCATGGGACCCACTTGGCGATGCCAGTGAGGGCCTAGTGCTTTTCACGGGTTCGAGTTGGATTGATGTATAGAACAAAGGAATAAAATACTATGTGGGGACAGATAGCAGGAGCCGCAATTAGCGGCCTTATGTCCAGAAATGCCGCGAAGAAACAATCAGCGGCAATGGATAGAGCCACCGAAGCTCAAATGATGGGCTATACAGATGCCCAACCTTATATCAGACGGATGTATGAAGGCGGCGAAGGTGCGCTAAACGATGCATTAGCAAAAGGTTACTACGCTGACCCAACATATGCCTCTCTGAACCAAGACCAGAGGAACGCTTTAGGCAACCAGTTATCCTTATCAAATACTGGTTTTGCAGACAGTTCTGGATTTATGGATGCAGGTCGTGGATTTGCTGGAAACTATCAGGATATCTATAATCGTTCTGGAACCAATATGCTGGATACGGCTGTAGATTACGCCGCAAATAACAGCGAACCTCTGCTTCAATCAGCAATGCGTGACAGCTACAGAAACCTTACAGAGAACACACTTCCTGGAATTTCACGAAGTGCGTCTGCTACAGGCAACACAAACTCATCAAGGGCAGGGGTAGCAGAAGCTATCGCTCAGAGAGCCTATGATGACAGGTCTGCTGATACTGCGGCTAACATTCAGGATAGGCTGATTGGTCGTTCCATGACAGAGCAACAGAATAGACTGTCAAATATGTCTAACGCTAACCGCAACCTAGCTACCACTTATGGTACAGGCTTTGACTTAGGCAATAATGCTTCAAGACTTGGTCTTGGGGCAGGTGGTGCATATCAGGCTGACCAGCAGAACCAATATAATGACGCCAGAGCGAACTTTGAGGGTGAACGTGATTTCGCACTCGACCAATACAACAGATATAATGCTGGTATTTTAGGTCGTGCGCCTCAAACAGCAGGGCAAGTTACACCAAACCTTGTAGACCCAACAATGGCTGGTCTCAGTGGTGCTATGGCTGGCTTTGGAATGGGCGGCAATTTCATGAATATGTTTGGTAGTGGCGGAGGTGGTTATGGTTCCACAGGCGCATCAGGCATGAGCAGAATTATGCCCTACACAGACGGTATGGGNTTCGGGGTAGCTTAATATGGCAAATCTAGGATATTTAACACAAATGGCTAATGAAGAGATGGCAAGACAAAGTCAGGCAGCTTCAGGCGAACAAATCCAGCCACCAGTCTATCAAGACATGGGCCACGTTACAGCGTTCAACGCTCCTACAGATGGCACTGTCCCTGTACCAATGCCACGCCCTGCATTAGGTAATCAACCTTCACAAGAAGGCGCATTATCTAACCCTTACGCTCCTATTCAATCAAACAGAAGAGACATGGCTCCTATGGCTATGCCCTCAGTGCCACAAGGCAGGATAGGCATGAATGAGGCACTTATCAGAATAGGTGGTGCTGGCGTGAGAGGTTCTGCTCAAGGCGGTTTGGAATCTATAGGCGCAATGACGGACACCTATGGAAATATTCAAGATGCTAATCGTAAACTCGACATGGGCGTCTACGATAAAGAATATGCGGCTATGAAAGAACAGCGTGATGCTGAATCTCTCAGGAAATACAGAGAAGGTCTTATAGCTAAAGGTTCTAAATCTTCAGCTACTGACAAGAAAAACCAGAGAGCAGATGCTCAACAGATAGCAACAATAGACCAAACTCTCGTAGAGATGGAACGTGCCTATAACGAACTAGCAAACGGCGGTATCACTGGTCTTATTGATGGAACAGTAGGCAAATACATAGATGAGTGGATGGGAAACCCAGAAGCGGTAACAAGAAAACTCCTCAATAAGCTGAAAGTCGATGACGCTCTTCTAAGAATTGCTCAGACAAAAGGCGCAATCTCAAACAAAGAAATGGACTTATTCTTATCACCTGCTCCTAGCGACACAAGTGATGAAAAGATATGGCAAGCGTGGATACAAGACAGAATGACAGCCCTTCGCAAAATCAAAGCGAGATTGCAAGGCGGTGAAACTGTAGATGATCCTGCAACAGCGTCACAAGTTGACAGCTTTTCCTCTTCAGGAGGCTCAAGTGGAAGTGGTGATGGCTCTCTAAACTCAGATGACCAAGCACTATTAGACAAATACAAGTAGGAGTATCACTATGGCTAGTGTGACCCAATTGATGGACGCTCTGCGTAAGGCAGATGCGGCAGGGAATACTGCTGACGCTAGACGACTCTCACAGTTGATTAGACAGGCACAAGGGCAGTCCGCTGCCCCAACTAATAATCAATCAAAACCTGTAGATACCAGTTTTTCTTCAGCATTTAGATCAGGTATTGATGCACCCTTAGAAAACATCGCAACCACAGCCAAAGCAGTAGGTTTTGATGATACAGCAAGCACCCTTAGTAACCTAACTGACGCTCCTACAAATTATGAGTCAGCGGCTAACAGATTTATCAATCCTGAGCAGGGTGACGCACAACTTTTCGGCTATGGCATTGGTTTCTTACCAAGAGCCTTTGTTGAGCAAATGGGTCAATATACTGGCTCA